TTCAACCACGTTGCGACTGACATTTTCCCACGCATCATGTGCCTAGATGGCCCGCCCGCGATAACGCTTGGCACAACATTCCAGGGCACCACGCTTTCACAGAACGTGTGGGCCTGTGTAAACGATGGTGGCGGCACGGAAATCACTGCCCAACCACAGGCGACTACCAGTGCTTATTTCTTGGACGGTGAATCTTTCACGGAGTCAAACCATTGGCTGGACGACACGCCGCATTTCTTGAGGCACTTCAACAGCGAGGAACAAACGTATGGCGATTCCGAAACAACTGAGGAAGACGCAAAAGAAGGGCTGCGATTTACGGAAGACGATTTGCTGACAGACGGCCCGTTCCCATTTAGCGAGACAGAACTACAGCGAAAGGTTCGCTGCGTAAAGTCTGCGACCTATTCGTTGGAAGGCGTCCAAGGGATGCTGTCAGCCTCTAGGCAGGCAAAGACATTCCCGGCGCTCAAAACAACCACGCTTGGCCCGCTGGTGCTGACGCTGTCGCTGCGAGCGTGCATCAAGGCCGAGACGGAATACGAAGATTTCAGCGTCAAGCCAACGGAGTACGTGCGGCTCGTCGGAGAACCAAGCATCTGGGGCGGTCCCGGCTACATCTACCAAGAAAATATGACGTTTTCTGAAGCCATGGACTGGCTGCTAGACAATCTAATCGGCCTAGATGTCGAAGAAGACACATGGAAACTGCGTGCATTGATTTGGCTAATGTACTGCGAGAAAGACCAATCCCTTGCCACTCGCACGCTAACGGAACGAATTCTTAACGATTACGTCTACACCCACACGCTGACGCCTGACCAAGAGGTGGCGCTAGCCAATGGAGATGAAATTACGATGCCGCTTGGTGGCGTGGATGGCGGGTACAGCGTGAAGCTAAAGCGGAGCTAGCCGGCACATGGCACGGAAGCGACGCACGGTCTACGTGGGCGATCAACGCTGGAAGATTGAGCGCGCACGCCTGCGAGCCGATGACGGCCAGTGCAACTACAACACCAAGACCATCCGCATTGCGGACAAGCTGGTTGGTGTTGACTTGCTCGATACGCTGATCCACGAACTGATTCACGCCCGGTGGCCGGATCTGCACGAAGACGCAGTAGCGGAGTTTGCCGAAACGCTTTCGGGTGTGATTGACGCCGAAGGCTTCCGGCGACCAGACGACCAGGAGGACTGATGGCAAAGGCGGCCAGCAGCATCGTGGACGAAATCGCGGCGGCGATCCCAGAGCCGAGCCACGGGAAACCGTGGTGGGTCAGGCTCACGCCGGAACAGGCGGAACTAGTGCAGCCAGTCCTGCAGGCGTGGAAACAAGGCCGATTCGGCAAACAGAAGATCACTGCGGCGCGTGCTATTTCCACGCACCTGACTCGTCACGGGATCAAGATTGGCCCGCAAGGAGTTTTGGCGTGGCTGCAAAAAGGCGAATAGTCGAGGAGATTGCCGCTTCCCTGCCAGCGCCGAAACCTGCCGCAGATGCGGAGCAGGTGACGCAGTCGCAATCCGGCGACACGCTCGAAGCCCGCAGCACCAGCCGCCGAATCCGGACGGTGGACGATCTTCTGCGGCACATCGAAGCCGACATGACCCGGTTCGAAATCGCCGCTAGCGAGGCAACCAAATGGGAATGCGGCGACGGCGAAGGCGGAAGCATTGAACTGCACCGGGTGTTCGTGCGGCTCAAGCCGAAGGGCGGGCCGACAACGCTGGAGTGCGTATCTGCCATGATTTCCGCCGCCAAGCGTGACATCCGGCGGCCCTTGGCCAAAACTGTGAAGGCACCGAAAGGCAGCCTGTGGCAGGTGCTGGTGATCGCTGATCCGCATTTCGGGAAATACGCATGGGGCCGCACGACCGGCGGCGATGACTACGATTTGAGTCTCGCGGAACAACTGGTGGCCGCGGCCGGTCAGCAGCTGCTAGAAGTTGGCAACGCTGCGAAGCCGGCCCGTCGCACGATCGCTTTTCTTGGTGACCTGTTCCACTACGATCGGCCAGACGGCAGCACCACCAGCGGAACGCCGCTTGAGCGGGACGGGCGGCTGCAGAAGATGATCGCAGTCGGCTGCGACACGTTGCTGTCAATCGTGGAACGGTCCGCGGCGACGGCGCCTACCGACGTCGTGATCGTCAACGGCAACCATGACGAAGTTCTGACGTGGACTTTCCAGCGCATCCTTCTGGAGCGGTTCCGCAACTCAAAGTCAGTGCGAGTGAAAGAGGATTTCACTGGGCGGCAGTACCTGACGCACGGGCGGAATCTGCTGGGCTTCGCGCACGGTCACCGGGCCAAGCGGAAGCTGCCGCAGATCATGGCGCTAGAGGCTTCGCAGCACTGGGCCAAATGCCCATACCGCGAATGGCACACGGGCCATTTCCACTCGCAGGCTGCTGAGTGGCAGCGCCCAATTGAAACGCTCGACGGCGTGATCGTCCGCACCGCACCGGCGCTTTGCCCGCCTGATGACTGGCATTCCGTCAACGGGTTCATCGGCTCACGGCAGGCGTGTGAAACGTTCCTCTATGACCACGACGGCGGGCTTTCGTCCATGCACGTCGCCTCGCCACGGCCACGCGCATGACGCTGCCGCCGGAATACTTGACAGAGTTGGAACATAGAGCCAGGCGGTTCAGCGGAGCCTACACAGGCACCAGTGGGACGCTTGCCGCCGGCGTCATTCATCTCATCAACGAAAGGGCAACCATGACTGCGACGATCGACACGCTGACGGCCGCCAACGCTGCATTGCGGGACGCCGTGGAAACACGCTTGGCCGGCGGCAGCGATGCAAAAGAGGGCTGGAAGGAACTGGCGCAGGAGTCTGCCGAGAAATACGCCGCAGAGCGTGAACAGAGAATTCCCGCTGACTGGATTTTGCAGGGGCAGCGGGAGCTTGAGGCGGGGCGCACGCCGGAAACGGCACCGCAAGACGGACTGCGGCCCGGCTCGCGCGAGTTCCTAGGCGTGCTAGAGGAGTGCAAGACGCTGCACTTGAAAAAGACGCTGGACTATGGCGTTGACGAAGACGCACTGTCGAACATTCGCAGCAGCGCCGACATCGTCGGCATGGAACCGTGGGCCGGTTGCATCCTGCGAATCATGGACAAGATGCACCGCATCAAGGCGTATTTCCGCCGTGGCAAATGCGAGTTCGACGGCATCGAGGACACGCTTAAAGACGTGATCTGTTACGCCGCTATCGCTTTGGTTTTCCACCGTCAGTCCAAGCGTCCATAGCCCCTGCCGTTTCAGCCGCTTGCCGCTCTACGCTTGCCGTAGGAGGCAGCGGCGTGATTCAAGCGGCTCACTGGCGGCGCGGTGGTGCAGACGGGCGCGAGGCTATCGCGTCCAGCAGCGACATCGTGTCCCTGGCCGCTACGTTCACGCCAAAGCCGCAGCACTGGGGCAAGATCACCAGCCGCCCGCAGCCGACTAGGGCAGACCTGGAACTGCTGGCCTTCCGCCTCGGCGTCAAGGTTTCGGCAGTCAAGCGAGCCATCGACTTGGGGCTTCTACATGGCTGACTCCGTCACTGACGTCCTGGCAGCAACTCTGCGCACAACGCTTTCGTGGACGCGCACGGACTCGCAGGAAGTCGGCAGCGTCGTCAGCCGCAAGACGATCCTCGGCAACTACACGATTGCAGACGGTTCCGGCGCCGGTCAGGCGGATCTGGTGTTCGCAGATCAGCGGACGATTCCAGCCGACACGATTGAAGAGTTTGATTTGCTGGACTTGGAACAAACGGCCCTTGGCGTGTCCGTCCCGTTCGTGTTCCGCCAACTGCGGCTTATCAAGATCACGAACAACGAAACGGCCGCTGGCCAGACGCTGCTGGTTGGCGTTGATCCCGGCAGGCCAACGGCAGTCTATGCCGCTGCGGTCGGCCCAGGCTCCGAGTGGTTCGCCATCAACAACACCGATAGTTGGATAGTCACTGAAGACAACAGCATCGTGCGGATCGCCAACACGACCGAAGATCCAATCAATTATTCGCTCTATCTGCTCGGCACTTCTACGGAGGCCGAGTGATGCCACAGGCATTTTCGCTCACCAGCGCCTTGCGTGTCGTGCCGTCTTGGTCGGACGACCTGACCACCACGACCGTGACCGACAGCGTGACGGCATTGCTGACGCTGTCGCTGGCGAACGGCGCGGGCAACGACCAGGCGAACGGCTTTTGGAAAGACGTCATATCGGTTGCCGGATCTGCCACGTCGCTGATTGATCTGCGGGCGCTGCCGCTGGTCGTGTTTGGCGGGACGGGGAGCCTGTCCCTGGCCAGCGTCAAGATGCTGCTGATTGAGAACAGGTCAGCCACGGTTTCGCTGTCGATCGCCACCAGCACGACCAACCGCTGGACAAACTTTTCCAGCGATTCAACCGTCATCCCGCCTGCCGGTGTGCTGTACGCCACGGCCCCGAAAGCCGGCTGGGCCACGACCACCACAAACAAGGTGCTGTCGGTCACGAACAACGGCGGCACGTCTGCATCGTTCGCCATCTACATAGTTGGAGTGAAGACATGATTTCGTCGGCTCCGATGACGGCCGCAAACGACCTGACGACCTTTGCCGACAAGGTTTCGGCGTTCGTTGCGATTGCCAAGCTCAAGGCCCGTGACGGGCTGACCGTTGCCGAGTTTGGGGAACTCGCCGTTGCGCTGCTGCGAATCTCGATTGCCGCTCTGGACAGCGTGCCGGCAGACGGGGCGCAGAAAAAGCAGTGGGCGCTAGACGCCGTGGCAATGCTGTTTGACGCCCTGGCTGACAAGTGCGTGCCAATGCTGGCCTATCCGGTCTGGCTGATCGTCAAGCCGGCGGTGCGCCAGCTTGTGCTGCTCGCCGCTGCCGGCGCCATCGAATCACTTCTGCCGCTTGTGAGGATCGCCGCATGATTTTGACTGCCGCACTGATTGCATCAGCCGTCGCCGTATTTTTCTGGCCGGCAAGCAAGCCGATCGTGTTGCCTGGGATGCCCGGCAATATCGACGCCACGCCGCATGCGTCTGCGGTCTCGTACCAGACGGCCATGGCCCAGCTGGCCACGGTGCGCTTGCGACTGCTGCAGACGGAGCAGTTAAGCGACGCCGAGCGAAAGTCGATCGACACGCTGACGCTGGCCTTGGTGGCCGGGAGTGACAGATGAGCGTTCGCCTTGCTGTCGCCGCGCTACTGGTCGTGGCTGCGATTGTGTCCGCCATGGCGAAGCCTGGGAGCCCGACGCCTGCGCCGCCGGGCGGTGACATCGTCTTGGCGGGAAAGTTCGCCGGCCCGACGGCCGCTGCCGACGCGGCCATTACGGCTGGAATGTTTCTGGAACTGGCAGATGAGCTTGCCTATGACTCCGAGCGACCGGGCGGGCCGCACCTGACGACTGGCGTGGCGTTTGACGACCTGCGCACCCGTGCGTTCGACATGCGGTGCCGCGGGGCAAAGGTTGGCGACCGCCAGCCGCGCGTGCGCGAGGCAATCAGGGCGCACCTGACGGCAAAGGTCGGCGTGTCTGGCGGTCCGGTTGGACCGGAGCAGCGCACGGCGTGGGTTGCCGCCTTCCGCGAAATCGGGAGGGCTGCGGCCGATGCTGCGAGATAACACGTTTCGCTGGCGGCTGCTGGTTGCGGTCTGCCTGATTGTCCTGGCGTTCGTTGTCGGCATCCGTTCGGCAATGGTGCTTGAGCAGAGCATCGGCACGAACAACTTTGGCTACACGCCCAATCCAGAGGCAACGCGCGAGTTTCTTGGGGAACTCAAGCACCCGTTTTTTGCTGACGCTGGCAGCGAGTGCATCGCCAAGGCACAGGGCAAAGACGCCTACCTGTACCGATATGCCGACAAGGCGCACCGGGCCGTTTACGGCAAGCCGTTTGGGCCGTGGAACCAAGGGCCAATCGGCACGTGCGTGTCGTTCGGCTGGGGAATGGGCAGCTACATCGGGCAGTCGGTCGATTGGGCCACTGGCCAACTGCCAGCGCCACCGAAGTTGGTTGCGACTGAACCACTATATGCAGGTTCTAGGACCGCTGCGAGGCTTCCGCCGGTCGCGTTCGCCGGCTGGAGCGATGGCAGCTATGGAGCCGCTGCTGCCCGCTGGGTATCAGGCCAGTGCAAAGAGAAAGGCATTGGAGGAATTCTGTTTCGTCAGCAATACGGCGAATTCGATTTGTCCGCCTACTCAACAAGCCTGTCTAAGCAGTGGGGCGCCTACGGCTGTCCGCGACCGCTAGCGATTGAAGCCAATAAGCACACAGCAAAAGCGGTAGCGCTCTGCGAGGACTGGGACAGCCTGACGTCCGCACTGGAGTCAGGCATGTGCGTGCCGATCTGCTCCAACGTCGGCTTCGCTGGCCAAGAGCGCGACGCAGATGGATTCGTTTCGCGCCGGTCAACGTGGAACCATTGCATGGTGATTTGCGCTGTGAAGTGGGCGAAGAACAGCGGCAAGAATGGTGAGCCGCCTATGCGGAACCCGCGCGATGGCGTGTGCGTTTTGAATAGCTGGGGCGACTATCAGCGAGGTGGAAAGCATCCGCCAGACCAGCCCGACGGATCATTTTGGATCACTCGCCAAGACGCCGAAATCATCCTTGCACAGCGCGATAGTTTCGTCATTGGCAGCGTCAACGGCTTTGCCTACCGCGACCTTGACCACGGCGCCTTCTTTGCGCCCAACCCGACTGAGGGCCAGAAATGATTCTTGATAAGCGTTTCGTCTGGGCATTCGTCCTTGGCTGTCTGTTCTGCTACTGGATCAACAGCGGTCGTGGCCCGGTTCCGTCGCCGTTCAACCCGATGCCGATCCCGCAGAACGACCGCCCGGTGCTGCGGCTCATTGCCAAGGCTGCGAAAACAGCGCTGTGGTTCATGCTGATTGCCGAGCCGAAGCCAGAGCAAAACCTTGTGCAGCACGCCGTCGGCAGTGACGGCTTTCCGACCATCGACCACGCGAGGGCTTTCTAGTGTTTGAATGGCTGTTGCAGCTGCTGGTGTGGCTGTCCGCTGATCCGGTCACGCTAGACCAGGAGCACGCCCGCGCTGCCGCTGCGGTAGCCACGGCCAGCGCCAGCATGGCAACCGAGCCCGTGCCGGCGAAAGACTGCCCAACAGGCAAATGCGTGCCCGGCGTGGCGCCCGCGACAGTTTCACCGGCCAGCCCGATCGGCAGGAGGTGACGGTGGGCGCCGCGCCGGTCACGTCGATAGAAGACCTGCGCGCCGAGATTCGCAGCCGCATCGGGCCGCAGGCCTTGGAACTGTCGCACTGCTGCGATGTGTTCGTT